CTATAGCTATAGTTAATTAACATCAACAAAAGAAAAGAAAGAAAAAGAAAAAAGGTAAAAAGAAAAAGAAAGAAAAGAAAAAGCTCCCCCAAGAAAAACAAACTGCCTCACTCTTAAAAGAGTAGTTACTCGTTCCAAGCATTGATATGATGCAAGTGTAGTCATTGGTTACTGAGCTTTGACTTACTCAGGTAATGGATGTTACTCATCTAAAATAAGAAAGCTCCAGAGGTGCATGCGACAACACCCCCAGAGCAGTATTAAACCTAAAATCAAATCTTACAGTAATATGTCGCATGTCACAAATCTATGTATAAAAATGTTACGAGATACTATTGTGGAAAACTATTTAGGTTGTTTAAAACGTAGCACTGTGATGTATACCCAAAAAGGCAGCCATACAAGGCCTGTAAAAGCAATGCCCACATAAGCATACCAATGGTAATTAGATAAGTGCCTCTGATGTCTGTAAACGTTCAGAGATAGGATTGTGAAATGAAGTAGGAAGCCTACTAAGTAGATAATGAATAGTGTCATAGTTTTTTTCTTTTAGCTCTTCGTTTTTTTTGTGGTGTATTAGTTACCTCTGTTATTGGCTCAGGAGTGAGCTCTACTTGCGTTAATTCAATTAATGCTTCAGCCGATTCTACTTTAGCCAAGTCTCCCTCTAACTGCTTCTCTAATTTGTTTAGCAGTTCATTCATACATGGAGTGCAGCTTGTGAAGTTCTTACCATCTCTAATACCAAGATATTCTCTACGCAGTTTAAACAGCTTAGCCATCTCACCAGGTGCTAACCTTCCACGCTTTCTAATCTCTCTAATGTGCTCAAGCGTTGGCATCTTCCAATCTTTCTCCTCAATTACAGGCCATAGCTTAGCTGGGCAGTCAGTAGCTGCATAAGATGCTAAGTGATCCACAGGGCAGCCACAAGGCTTAAAGGTTACCTCTCCAATAGTGTGAGGCTTCTTGAATGGATTAATTGCATTTACAGGAGGCCCACAAGTACCGAACTGCTTATTGTATACAGGGCACTCTTTGCATACCTTAACGCGAGCTTCAAAGTCTGTGCTGTTTATCATCATATCTGTAGTGAATTTCTAAGTGTTGTTTTCGCTTTCTTAATTGTGCGGTAAAGATAGTTCAAAGGTATACCAGTCTCTTTAGCTAACTCCTGATAAGAGAAATCATCCAATGCGTAAAGAAAGAATAGCTCTCTCTCAAAGTATGGAAGTCTACTGATAAAGATATCTAACTGCTCATTCTCTAATCGCATGCCTACGCTCTTATTCACATCGTCTATAATATCATCTTTCAGATCATTGCGTATCTTTTCAAATCTTAACCGGGTATAATTGAATGAGCTGTTACTGCATCGTGCAGAGAGTCTAATAGCATTGCTCACGTAATTGTTAAGCTTGCCTCTATCGTGAATATCTTGTAACTTATCTTTGTCTGATTCCAATATTTTAAGCAGCGTATCGTGCAGCAGCTCATCGGCCAAGTCTTGGCGAGTAACAGTTGCTGCCACTCTGCGCCATTCGGGATAGCACTTATCTATTTCTGAGCGCCATGTAGTCATCTATAACTTTTTTAGCCTCATCGAAGCTCTTGCATGTAACAGCTTGGTAGCCGTTGTTAATTAATTTTGCTTGCCATTCTTTCTGAGATTGACTCATAACACCCTTAGCTGTTTTCATCTCTATAGCTAATCCAAAGAATGGGCCTTTAGCATTATAGATAAAGATGTCAGGGAAGCCTTTAACGTACCCTGTTTTCTTCATCTTCACTGCCTGCTTCATAGACGTACGAACACCACCAGCTGAAGCGCAATAAAGTAAGTTAGGATATTGTGCGTTAATGTATTTAATAACAGCCTCTTGTATTAGGGCTTCCTCATTCTTCATGACTCAAAATTAGTCTATTAACTTAATCTAAATCAACATCTTATTCACATACTTATTCACATAGAGTTAAGCGCCATATCTTTGGCCTAAGAATTTGCTTTTGGTTTAGCAATGATTATTGATTACTGAGATAGGCTTGCAAACGTGCAGGCCTATTTTAGTTTAGATAAAAGCGTACTTAGTATAGTTGCGATTTAGCTCAAAGTAGGCTCGCATCATTATAGCATCTGCTATATCGGGAGAGATTCCACCGGTGCGCTGGCTGATAGTATCTTTTGATGTTACTCGCAGCTTTCCTTCCTTATCAGGATCTACTCGCCTAATCAATTCTAACTCCTTAACTATATCTTCTTGCCATTTAATTGGTAGCGTTATCTCATTCTTATCTATAAGCTCGCCAAGTCTAAAGTAGCAATCTGCTTTTAAGTTCATGTACTGCGTTCCTCTCACAGCTTTACTGCCGTTCATAAACTCTCTGCATCTAAGGCTATCTACAAGGCCACCACCTACCCCATCAGCATCTGCAAGCACGTTGGATAGTCTAATGCCATGCTGATTCATTAGGCGCTGAATCTCTGCTTTAACTTCATCCTGTCTCTTTTGGCGCAGTATTACAATATCAATACAGCTTAAGCCTTTCCACACACAAAGCACTGTTCTATCTTTACCCAAGCGAGCTATATCGGCAGTGATATATCCCTCACCTACATTCATTGGCTCTCTAAAGCATCTGATTAATTCATCATACATGTAAAGTCTATCACTGCTGTTATCAAATTCCCAATCTCCCTCAAGCAAGCGCTTTCTATCTGCTTCGGGTAAACGAGTAAGGCTTGTAACATAGCTGTCAGGTAGGTACAAATTGTCCCCAGGTAGAGCTTGCACAAACGCTCTATGCTCAGGAAGATTCTGATTCTTGTATGGTAAGTAGAATTGATTGTATATCCATCCCTTCGAAGGATTGCACGTGAGTAATATCTTAGGCTTAAGCCCGAACTCGTTAAGCTTGTATCTTATACGTGAGCTAACAATAGAGTAAGCCTTTTCAGTTATCTCAGTTGCCTCGTCAATAAATACATCTGTAACCTCAAGGCCGCCTAAATCGGTCATCATTGGATCAGATGGGTAGAGAAACAAATCGGCTAAGATTATCTCTGAGCCATTGCTGAACTTAATGATGTGGCTCTGCTGATTATAGATGAAATCTTCGCCTGCTTTCAGCCCTATCTCGTTAGCCACCTGAAAGAAGGTAGCCATTGTGGTCTTTTTAAGCGTGTCTAACTTGGCTCTGCCTATTAGTGAACGTGTACCTGGGTATTTTAAGCGCCTAAGAATCTGCCACATACAGCCAAGCATGGTCTTTCCACCGCCTGCTGCTCCTCCGTAGAGAATTGTTTCTACATCTGAATCTACTGAAAGAAATTTAAGTGCCTCGCTTTGCCTTGTTAGAGGCTTGAAATTATACTCTATTTGTCTCGCCATTGTACAAAGTTAGGCACAATGTACGTACTATCAATAGGTTTAGTTACTCTCTCTAAGTTCAGCTCCATTAAGTAAGCGCCCAAAGGTTTAGGAGGCCTCATACGCTCTACGTGAAAGCCCATGTAACCTTCATCATACTCTTCTTTATAGCTTGCTGTTCTAATGTGATGCACATAGCGCATATTAATTCTGTAACCACCATTGTGAGCGAAGGCTAACTCTTCCACCATATCTGCGTGATGGTAAAGTTCATGCACGTGACCGCTCCAAATGCAATCAGCGCCATCTATCATCACACCCATTCGGTTATTTTGAATAACTCCCTTAGTCACTACTCCACCACCACCTGATCCATGGTAGTACTTTGTCTTGAATACAACAGCAGTAGTTTTATTTTTAGCGACTCTATGAATCCACCATCCACCATAGCCGCCTACTAATACATTGCTGCCTGCTTCTCTGTTTAATCCGCTAACAAAGCGCTCTATTAAATCGGTTTCACAGTTCTTAATGATGGCTGTCTCATGATTACCATAGCCAACAAACACCATCAGGTGAGCGTATGGCTTAAACCAATCTATTGCAGTGTTTACAAGCGCATCTAAGTAGTTAGCCACGTTGTGCTCCGGGCGAATATCTTGCTTGCTTCTACGTGGATCATACTTCCCCATCATACAACAGAATAAGTCTCCGTTTATGGCGAAGTAGATGTTTTCTTCTAAGCATTTATCTAAGTGAGCTTTGAGTAGTTTTCTGTCGCAGTGAGGATTATCCCAGTGCACATCTGACATCATGAGGAACTTATCCCCACTCTTGCACGTTGTTATGATGATGTTTCTACCCTCGCGAGATGATGTAATCATTAGTAATTATATTAGATTTAAGCTCCTGAAAGTGCTTTTTGAATTCGTTGTAAGGCACGTCTATGACTATTCCGTTATCAATGCCCTGCATCAGTGCTATTGTGCGCTGGCCTACGTAGTAAGTTCCATCACTTCTAAACTCTACTTCAGCTTGAATGCCCACACATTTGCGAGCATCAAACATAAAAGGCACGTTATCGGCATACGTTGCTTCCATTCCGATATCATCGGTATAGTTCCACTGAACTATGTACGTACTGCATAACTCAGGCAGCAGCTTCGCATTTAAATCTACTACTTCCTTTTTCTTTTTAAATAGATTCATACGCTAAAATTAATAAAAAAGCCCAGCGTAATGCTGAGCTCTCTTATAGTTAGTGGAAGAAATGACTAAAATAAACTAAGCTGTGGTTTAATAGCAACCTCTTTACCTGGCATTTCAATCTCACCCATTGCCATAAGAATACCATCAAATCGGCCATTAAAGTTAGCAGTTAACAAAGCTTGTTTCATCTCTGATTTAACCAATGCTACAGCCTCTTCTTTCGTTGCGCTAACATCTTCCTCTTCCCAAGATAAAGGCCTGCTGATAGATGTGCTAATACCCTGGATGTGATATGTGCGAGCATAACCATTTTTATTCTTAGCTATTTCATAATGAGCTAAAACTCCACCAGCTTTATAGTACATAGTATCTCCATTCGTGCAGATACCATCTTCATCGTAAATGTACTTACTCACAGCTTCTCCTCCCGAATCTCTATTCTAAATAGATCTTTGAGTATCTCAATCTCATGGTCTTTAAAGTTGCTTATGCCCTGCTCGCGGAGGCAGTAATTACTTTGCTCTATACCTAATTTATACGCGAGATATTCTTGGCTATAGCCGTAAAAAAGTCTATAGCATTTAATGCTTCTGTGAAATGATATCATGATTTTTCAAATTCTTTAGTTAATGTTTCTATTTGCTCTTGGCATTTTTCAATCTCATAATCAATAATGCTTTCATAATTTTCATTACTGATGTAAACTATAGAAATTGAATAGCCAAATTCTTTAGGAATGTACAGCTCAGGCTTTCTTTTTTTTGCTCTTGTTAAGTCTACTATTTTAGTCCTTAAATCATCTATCTCTTCATGAATATAGATAAGCTCTTGAAATCTTTCTCTTGTCATATTTCTTCTTGTTTTAAAATAGAAAATCTATAAGAGCCGTGATCTACTTTATTTATAAAAGTAAGTAGCACGTTTAACTCACTTAACTCGGAATAATTAAGATATCTTTTTGTCCAACAATCAGATAAATATACTCCATTGCCATCATCGTGAATTGTGCCTATTAACTTACCACGTAATTTAAATGCCCAAGCATCACTTCCTGAATAATACAATGAATGTGTATACTCATCACTTTCTATAACGTAATCTACTGTTATCAATGATTCTTCTTTTGGAATAACTAAATACTTCATTTTTCTCCTTTGTTTATTTGTTTAATAATGTCAATGTAAACTATGCGGCTCAGCTCAATTTTCTTAGCATTGATGAAGTCCTGCTCAGTGCCTTCATTGCGAAGCTTGTTAGCATCCTTCCATCTTTGTGTTATGCGCTGCTCGGCTAAGTCATCCATTCGCTCCCACACTTCAGGCATCCAATCAGACTTCTTATAAATGCCTTGTCTGAACAAGCGCTGGCAGTTATAAGGTGCAGATATCTCTACCCACGTTTGCTTACCATTCTTATAGCGCTCCGCATCAGCATGCAAATCATCTATAGGATTAGTAGGAGTGTATTCTTTTCGCTCAGCTTCAGGCAAGATAAGCGCTTTATTCAGCTCTCTCCATGTCTTAGCCTTATACTCTTCATAGCGTTTAAATACATCAGCCATAAATGAGATACTGAATAGGTTATAAGCATCCACTCTTTCCCATTCCTTACCCACTGCATTTAATAGAAAGGCATTCTGCCAATCTTTAATTGATGTAGTTCGATACGTATTTTGTGTAAGTTGCTGAAGCAGAGTTACTTCTATGTCTGAAGGTAAAGCCTTAATAGAATTGATTACAGCAGCCTGCGCAATCAGCTCTCTAAACTCCTGCTCAGATAATGAGTGAAGCTTAGGTGAGTTAATAGCCTCTACTACGTTACTCTCTTCAGCGCTTAGTGAACGACTGAAGCTCTGATGTGCTAATGCGCCCAATCTTTTGCTCATCTTCTTTAGATTTTTGTTGGTTAGTATCTCTTGCTCTCCATTGATCGCAAGCTGCTCTCCAGCTCTTCATGGAATTTCTGCCTACCTTCCATCCATTGCTCTCATAGAATGTGTAGAATCGCTTAGCCATAACTACATCTTGAGTGTAATCTATGACGTCTGCAAGTGATGGAGGAGTGAATTTAGTAGAGGCTGCGCGCTTAGATTCAAGCGCTCGCACTCTCTCTTCAAGCGCTTCAATGCGCTTTAATAGAATTGTTGTCATTTGGTTTAAGATTATTAATTATTCAACAAATATAGAAGAAATCTCTTCCACCAAGGTAGTGCAACTGCTTTTTTTACTCTTGGCTTAGGAGCGCGCTGAGGCATGTTCACCAATCCAAGCATATCAGTGTCTGCTTTAGGTAATTGGTTGTAACCGGTTACTAATTTACGCTTTGCAATTTTGGTCTGATGGTATTTCTTTTGAAAATCCATTATTCTATAATAATCTTTTCGCTCCAATTTAGGTTTAACTACTATTACAGTTCTGCCATTTAATCTGACAAGAATTCTTGCATCTACTAAATATTTACCCATTGAGCCCTTTAAGCCTACGGCATGTAAAGCATAGCTTAATTTCTGCCCTTCCTGCACTAAGTCAATTACTTTTTGTAATCTCTGCATAGTTACAGGCTCACTCTTTCTTTTGTCGAATTGAATTGTGGTTTGTTTCATGATTATTGATTTTAAGATTATTGAGTTAATTTATAAAACACTTTATTGAGATGCTCGTTATTGAGATGGCTAAGAATTTGCTCCACCTTCTCTCTATAAATGCGGTCCGTTTGGATCATATTATCTACGTGATTTATAGCGTAAAGAATGGTAGAGTGATCTCTAACGAATATAGCACCGATGTTATGCAGGCTCATGCTGGTACCGTGTCGAATTACCCACATGCATATCTGCCTCATATCATTCACCTCTCTTACTCGGCTTCTACCTTTCAAGTTAGCCCAATCAGTATAACCTTTATCTAAAAGAATTTCTAACATTCGGTTAGCCTTTGCCTCATTCATGCTCTCAGCTATGCCGTTAATTGATTTCCATTTAAGCTCAGGAATGTTACTGTTGTTTACAGCTCTCACTAAGTTATCTATTCGTCTACGTGCATTCTGCTGCATCTCAGCAGGAATAAGCAGCAGGATATCTGCTATCTTTCTGTCAATTACTTTACTCATTTGCTATCTTTCATTAATTCTAATATGTATGGTATCTCTTCCTCAGTAATTGTAGCAAGCTTGCCAATATGCGTAACCTTCATGCTACGCGGCTGCTTAATGTATTTCTGAGCTGTTGGATAACTCACCTCAAGCACTTCAGCGAACTGAGCCACAGTCACAAAGTGACTGCGAACCCAGCTGTGAAATGGAGTGAGTTTAGAATGGCATTTCATCGTCTGCTGCTTCATCTAATTTAGTATTAATAGTTGAACTAACTTTAACTTCCTCTTCCTTAAGCCACGCTAAGAATATCTCAGCAGTATCTAACACATCACCTGGCTTAGCTCCCTTCTGCTCTTTGCAGAATAACACAGCGTTATTAAGCGCCACTGATCTGCTGATAGAGTTCTGCACTTCAGGGCTTTCTTTGCGTGGAGTGTATGCTGATTGCACTATGCCTCTCCCTCCTCCATTAAATGGATTAGGATTTTGTAACTTTATATTTGTTGTTGTGCGCCCTGTTGGTCCAGTGCGCTCTTCACTTGTGTAATGGATGGTAGCACCTACTGCAATCTTAGGACTGTTCATATCCTTTACACCTACCTGACCTACCTCTCCATTCTCTAATACAAGGTCGAAGTAATAGATGGTTCCGCTTGGACCGTTCCAATCTCTAACGAATTTCTGTGATTTTACTACTGACTGCTTCATAATTGTTTGTTTGTTTTGATTAATATACTTATCTAATTTATCTGCTAACTTATTCTCTTGCTCATCCCAATCTATTGAAGGCTTGAGCTTATCCCAATTGGGCTCACGGTTGTAACTCATGGGGATTATTCATAAAATGCGCTCTCCAATTTTCGTAGGCTGTAGTGCCCTTAGCATATTGAAGATGCTGTACTATTTCATTGTAGCTGAGTGACTCTCCCGACACCGAGCTCTGCACGCAGATGAATCTGCTCTTAGCTCTTTCAGATAACATAGCGGTCAGACATAAAATAATCGTGTACGTTGTT